TGAATTTACGTCCTAAGTGCCAGTAATCTAATGTGTTTTTCATCTCACCTGCTACTGTGTTTAATTCATGACGATATTCGTCATAGATTGGTAAGTATCCGAATACATTGTTATCTGCTTGCGTTCCATCTGCATATACTTCTTTGTTTAATACTGGTTGTTCTCCAATATGTGCTAATAATGGTTGGAAGTAATCGTAACGGTCTACTTTACTGAATTTTGGTGCTATACCTTGGAAGTATGTTGTGTCTGGTACTATATACATCATTGCGAATACCCAGCCGTGTTCTTGTGCATAATATGATGCTTTGCGGCTACCGCTCGCTGTTATGGCGTGTCCGCCCATTGTTCCGAGTGCTGATGCGTCTTGACCTGCTGTTGTTGTTTCGCTTGTTTGTAATACCTCGCTAAATTGGATTGTTGATACTGAGCCTCCGAATTCTTCGGGGCGTTGTAATCGTGAATCTTGTGGTTTTACTCCAAAATGTGCTTGAATGTGTTCCGTATAACGGTTACCTGTTCGTGCGTTTAATTCTAACCATTTTTGAATTGCGAATGCTTCGCGTAATTGGTTAATTGTTGCTGCACTTGCGTTGATTTGTGATGGATCGACAAAGTGAGTACCTGATACATCAAACTGAGGACTTGTTAATGATTGACCTATTACATCAACTTCACCGTTAAGATTTTGAAATGTTGAAGTACTTGGAATTAAATTTCCTGAACTGTCGTATAAACTGCCAGTTCCGTTAAAATTACCTTGATTTGAACCTACAAATGTTAAATCTACTAATCCATTAGGGCCTCCACCTGTTGCGTTTAATACTGGTAATGTTACTTCTGGTCCTTTTTGTGTAAATGGTAGTGCTGACGTGAATCTGTCGTGTTGCCATGCTACATCGCGTAGTACGTATAATCCTTGATTTGACCCGTTGTTACCATCTGTTAATGTTGTGTCTAACTCTGCCTGTAAGTTTTGGTCACGAAAATATTCGTTCCATATAAATTGATAATGTGCAAACGGTAATGCGTTTACTGTTGCTGCTACACCTGCTGTATTTACTGATGTACTTACTCCCATATAATCACCAATTGTTGATGGTGCTCCTGTCATAGGTACTGTTGGGTGTACTGGTTCTGTTGTGTCTGTTACTGATTCTGGGCCTGTAATAAAGTCTTCCCAGTTTGGCCATACTAATCTGTTTGGGCTAAAGAAATATCTTACTTTAACCTTTACGTTGTGCATTACTGGTGCTACTAATGGTAGGAATCGTGTTAAATGACTTGTTTCTATTGTGAATTTGTCTCCTGGTAAAACGTCCATTGCCATTACTGGAATGATTTTTCCCATTTGCATTGTCATTCGCTTGTCGTGGCTAAGGTCGAATGTGTTGTACTTTGGGCGGTTTCCCGCTGCTTTTGAATAATCCATTGTTTTTATTTATTGTTATCTACTTGGTTGTCCGAATACATCTACTCCTTCTGTCATCATGTTTCTCCACATTTCTCCGAGTGGTAGTTGTGCTGGTTGTGTTGTGTTCATTAAGAACATTTTTATCGTTTGCCAGATACCTGAATCTCTGTCTATACCTGCATCTATGAATGATTTTTTTAATTTTTCAAACTCATAATTTAAGTTCTCTGCTTGTTTTCTTTGCTCTGCTGTTACACCTGTTTTTTGTACTTGTGTATTGTACTGTTCTACTTTATTTAAATAATCTTGTGTTAAATTTTGTAACTGTAGTTTTTGCTTTTCGCTTGCGTTGCTTTTATCTATCTCTTTTATAGCTAAGTCTTGTATTGCTATTTTATTTGAAGTGCCTTGGCCTTCAGTTTTTGAAGATATGAAATCTTTTTCTACTTTGACTTTTTCTGTGTCTTCTTTAATTTTTGCTACTTGTGCACTTTGTAGTGCTAATTGTCCTAATTCGTAGCGTTCTGCTATTTTTCCTTGTGCGCTTGGGCTACTTACGTTACCGCCACCGCCTGCTCCGCTTTTATACATTAGTGCTGGATTGAGTCCAGCAGCTTGCATACGTGCTTTTTGTTCTACAGGTGAATTGTATTTTGCTTCTGTATCGAACCGTTCTTGCCAGAACTGTTTGTTTTGTTCGAATGCTCTGTCTTGTGCACGTTTGTTTAATCTGTTTTGTAATATCATGCTGCCGCCTGTTAGCGCAGCCGTTCCTAATATCCCTATTGGCATAATATGTTAATTTTTGTTTAATAATACTATAAACCCTTTTTCCTGCATTATTTCATGCAGTTTGTTGTATTCGGGCATTACTATACAACCTTTACTATGTTCGGGTTTTGTCCCTTGGTGTATTAATATCTCTGAGCGATCTCTAACGTCTCTTAACCATATTGCTGGTTTGTTGTTGCTTGCTCTAAATATTTTACTATAAGCATATACTCCCCTGGGGATTCTGCTTATATTTCTTTTGTTGTTTTTCCATGGTAGTTCTATTGCATCAAACTCATGGTTTTTGACATAGACCTTGCTTTTAGTTGCGTTTTCAAACTCTTGGTCTATTTCTATTGTGATTACTCTGTAATCGTCTGTTAGTTGTAATAAAGCCTGTATTTGTGTGGTAAGTTGTCTGGTTTTCATGCTTTAATTGTTTTTTATTTTTTTGTTTCGTTCCACTTACTCCCTTTTTTTATCGCGTTCGTTTGAATCGTTCGCGTTTGTTTTTTGGTCGTTTTGGTGTCACTCCGCATATATATATCAAGTATAGTATATGCGGTTGTCGCTTTGCGACTTGCTAACGCCTGTCTTCGACAGTTGTTTGCTCATAAGATAACCCCAATGAATTGGGGCCATCTTATCGAGCTGTTTTACCAGACTTGGTCTGGAGTTTTTCTGTAACGTTCGCACGTTAGTCTATGAAGCTGGATTCTCTCCCATTGCTTCATTTGTTGTAGATCCGCTATCTGACGTATCTCCAGTTGTTTCTGTTGTTTCTGTTGCATCGGTGGTTACCTTTTTTGGATTAATAATTGATTTAATCTGTTGTTCTAAGGCTTGGCGTTTTAATTGTAATTCTTCGAATGTTAAGTCCTTTGCATATGGTAGTATTGCATCGCCATAATAATGCTGCTTATCAAGGACAGCACCATTAATCGGGTTAATACCTCGTACGTGATTCTCAAGAACCACACGAGGGTCGACATGCATATCTGGCATAGTCGCTGACTTTTCTGTATTTTCTGTGCCTTTTGTTGGTGCTGGGTTTCCCCAGCTTCTAAATTTCGCTTTCGCTGCCATCTTCTGTATCTTTTTCGTGTTTTTCCCATTCCTCTACTACGTACTTTACGAGTAGTATAATTTCCTTCAATATAAGGAAAATTGTTTTAATGTTTTTTGTATTCATATTTTGTCGCTGTTTAATCGGTCGCGTTTGTTTCTGTACTCATATAATTCTATTAGTTCGCGCCGTTGTTTGTCTGTTATATCGATATCATGCCTGTTGTGATTAATAGATATTTCGCTATTTGCGGCAGCAGTCCATAGTGTTTTTTCTTCGGGATCGGTAAACATTTTATCCACGTAATAACGTGGTAGTTTCTTTTTTGCTCCTCCCTGAACTGTGAGTAGTTTGCTGCCATTAGTTTTTAGATATTCTACTATCGTTTGTTTGACATAATTTATACCGAGCCCGTTTGACATTAATTGAAATTGGGGCTCTCTTCCGTGTTCGTCTACCTCGTCACTTCGTTTCCTTCTTAGTCCTTTAAGTGCATATTTTGTTGTATAGAATATGCTTGCTTCTGTTACTGTTCCTATATGTATGTGGCCATGTTTCCATGCCTTTTGTACATACTTTTCAAACGGTCTGGGTAAGTTGAATACTATTGCATGATAGTGGGGCCGTTCTGTTTTATCTCCGTACTCGCCACAGGCGTAATACTTGATTTTTGTTTTATTAGCGTGCTTCCGTAGCCTTTTCATAAAGTCTTGAAAGTCCTTCCGCACCAAACTATAACCACCTTCTGTGAAAGGTATACTTTCGTCGTTATATGTTAGGGTCAGGAAGCACGCTGAATCGCTTGCGTTTAACTCTTTGCCCAGTCTAAAGCACCAGTCAATTTGTTTTTTGCGTAAGCATGGTACACAACGACCGCAGTTTACTACTCGCGTTATAGAGCCATCTGGGCCTTTTTGCTTTCGTCTTATGGTCATTGGTGTAAGGCACATACTATGATAGTCTTATGCCTCCACGTGATAATCGAGCGGAATTTATACCGCTGTTACGTTTCCGTCCTCGTTTGACTCGCTTTTTGAATCCTCCTCTTCGTTTTCCGTATCCCATTGTTCTGGATTTTGTTTTACATACCGCATGGTATCGTTAATATTACTTTTAATTTCTTCTAATTGACCTATTACAAATGTTAGGTTTGCGATTGTTGCGTTTCTTGTTTTACTCATTTTGTTTGTTTTAGTGATTATGAATATAGTGGTTTAGATACCCATAGGGGTACCATAGTAAGGTACTTTTCTTTGTGCAATTACGCTATTATATACGTGTGCTATTACTTGCTCGTCGTTGTCTAACTGTGTAAATATACGATTTGCTGGATCACATGCTATAAATGTGCTGTTTAGTGCTGGTCGATTGCT